GATTTCTGCCAGTTCCCACTTATATGTTCCATCAGATTGCTGAACATAATCTAGATGTTTGCCCATAATTTATATGTACTTACCCACTATTGTAGCAGACTATTCTGGTTTGACCTCATTTGCATTAGGAAGTACTTCACCTTGTACTAAAATATCCCTAAATTCTTCTCTATCAATAACTTGTTGGTCAAATAATGATGTTAAAGCTGTAATGTCTTGACCAATTAATCTTTCAATATCAAAGTCTCTACTTATCTTTACTTCTGGTGGTTCGATTCCAACATATTCAGCAGATAAATTGAAGGCTTTCTGTAGCTTTTGCTCAAGTTCCATTGATACCATCGCAAGCATAGAATTTGTATCAACTCTATCTAATCTTCTTGCATCAGCAGATTCAGCTACAAACTTCTGTTGTGATAATGTACTGATTCCTAATGTTGCCATTTGCATCTGCAATTCCTTAATCTCAGCAGATTGAGCATCAAAAGCACTAGAAGCTGGTTCTACATAATAAACTTTATTTCCTGGTTGAGTTGCCATCGCATAATTTACAGAAATAGCAACATCTTTGGTCTGATCGTCATATCCTTCCATTACAAGCATTGGTTGAGATGCAACGTGCAAACTATGAATTAAGTCTGCCTGTCTTTGAAAATGTGCAAGATTCAAATATGCAATATCCAATAAAGGTGGTTTACTTACTAAATTTTCAACTTTTCCTGAATAAATTGAAACTAAAGGTACTTCACCAAGAGAAAAATCACCTGATTCTGCTAATTCGTAATCTTTTGCACCTTCAGGGCTAGACATACTTCCTGCATATCCTCCACCATCGTCTTCATAAAGATCTTCAACTGTTTCTCTCTTTCTGAAGACACGATAACGACCTGGCTCTATAACTCTAACTTGGTCATAAATTTTTTCACCAAAGTCTCCATCAGGTAAAACTGCTTTTTCAGCTAGTCTCACCTGTATCAAGTTGCCATAGTTTGATTCTCTGTCTAATCTCCAGCCATAAATGTTTGTTGGATCGACTTCAATCCAATAAGGTCTACGATTTTGCTGACGTTCTTCCGCTAAACTTACTGCTCCTGATGGTGCTGGATAATCTACAAGAATATGACTTTGACCATAAGTAAGAGAACACATTAATAATCTTCTTGCATATTCATCTAAATCAGAACCACAACCATCAACATCCATTTTGAACATATCTGTCCAATAAGGATCGCCTATAAGTGCTATTGGTTTTCTTAAAACAAGACCTGTTGCTGCTCTTATTAATCTTTGTGTAAAAGGACTAAATACTGCTCTGTTTACTCTTGCAAGGTACGCATCGTAATCTTCTCTTGGTTCTAATGGTAAAAAGGCTTCAGAGTTTTCTCTAAGATATTCTGTTCCTTCTGTTACTGCTCGCATTATTTCCCAACCTTTCATCATATCCACTACTGCCCTGGTGCGAGTAAAAGGACTATCGCTGCCACCTAAGTAGGAACTAGCTGTTATGGCAGTTTGTATTCTGCCTGGTAATGCGTAAGTCATGTCAACACCTCCATCGTTTTAAGGCTAACGCTTTTCTTGTAGGTCTGCCTTTTTTATCTTTCAAAGGCCCAGGCATACCAGACATTCTTGCACAGAAAGACTTTCTTCTTGCCTTTTCTGTTGGTGTAAGTCCTGATTTT